AATGAGAGAAGTTGCAAGTGTAATGACTACTGCTCAAGGTGGTCAATTAAACTTTCCTACTAACAATGATACTGCAAATAAAGGTAGATGGTTAGCAGAAAAAGGAACTGCTACTAATACTGATACAGTATTTGGAACGGCTGCTTTAAATGCTTGGACTGCATCTTCAGATTACATTCCAGTTTCAGCACAATTAATTCAAGATTCTGCTTATGATATTGAAGGGTACATTGTTTCTATCTTAGGTGAAAGATTAGGTCGTTTAACTAATGCTGGTTATACAGTAGGAACAGGAAGTTCACAACCAACAGGAGTAGCAAAAACTTCTACAGTAGGTAAAGCAGCAGCAGCAGTTGCAGCGACTACTTTTAGTGAATTACTTGATTTGAAACATTCAGTAGATAGAGCGTATAGAGTAAATGGTTCTTGGATGTTTAATGATACTACTTTAGTAGCTCTTAAAAAAGTTGCAATAGTATCTGCTAATCAATCTTTATGGCAACCTGGAGTAGTAGGTGGAGAACCAGCTACTATAGATGGTGATCCTTACACAGTTAACAATGATGTTGTTGATATGGCTGCTGGTGCTCATGCTATCATGTATGGTGATTTTAAGAAGTATCAAATTAGAGATACTGCTGGAATTAACATCAGACGTTCAGAGCATGTTGCATTTTTAGAAAATGAGATAACTTTCTTAGGTGAATTAAGAACAGATGGTCGATTACTAGACACTTCTGCTGTTAAGCACATGAGAATGTCAAATACTTAAGATTAATCTTTTTTAGTTTTTAGTTAATCGGAATAGGGCTGCTACTCATGTGGCAGTCCTATTTTTTTAAAACAAATAAATTTATAATTATGAAAGTACAATTTTTAGAACCTTTAGGAGGAAAAGATTTTGTTTATGTTACTAACAAAGTTTATGATTTAGATAAACCAATAGCAAAGAAATATATTGATGCTGGAATTTGCGTAGAAGCAACAGAAGATATAGAAGATGTTATTGAAGTTAAAAAGACTGTAATAGGTAAAACTACAAAAGTTAAAAAGAGAAGTAAAAAATGAGTTGGCAAATCACATCAGAACCAGCAACAGAACCTATAACTACTGCTGAAGCAAAAGCACATCTAAGAGTAGATATTAGTGATGAAGATACTTTAATTGATACTTATATAGTAGCAGCTAGGAAATTTTGTGAACATTATACTAATAGAGTTTTTATTACTCAAACATGGAGGCAAAATGAAGATAAGTTTACTAATCCTATTAAATTACAAGTTAATCCTGTTATTAGTTTAACTAGTTTAAAGTATTATGATGTAGATGAAACACAACAAACTTTAACAGATTCTAGTGCTAATTTTCAAAAGGATTTTAATAGTGATGTAGGTGCAATTTATGAAGGTTTAACAAATGCTTTTCCTAATATAGGGCAAACAATTAATCCTATTGAAATAATTACTGTATGTGGATATGGTTCAGCTAGTGATGTACCAGCAGATATTAAGAATGCTATTAAATTAATGGTAGCTCATTTCTTTGAAAATAGAGAGTTTGTTAATGTACCTATTGCATCTATGCCTATGTCTATTCCTATTCCTGATGCTGTTTATAATTTATTATCACATTATAGAGTTAAGCATTTTGGATAAAAAGATTCTCATACTATTACCAATTTGGAAGAGAGAAGCAATTACTAAAATTTGCTTTGATAATCTAAAGGAGTTGCAAAAGGATTTTAATATAGAAGTCTTATGTATAGTGTCTGAACAATGGAGTAAACTATTGGCTTTTGAGTATGGTTTTAAGTACGTTAAAGCATCAAATGAATGTTTAGGTACAAAATTAAATATAGGTGTTAAGGAGTCTTTAAAATATGATTATGATTATTTAATGAATCTAGGAAGTGATGATATAATAACAAAGGAATTATTATTTCACTATGAAAAATATTTTAATAATAACCATCCTTTCTTTGGATCAACTAGATTAACATTTGTTAACTCAAAAGAAAAAACATTAAAAACATGTGATTATCAGGTTATGATAGGAGCTGGTAGATGTATTAGAAGAGATGTATTAAAAGAAACTTTAGAAAGAGGCGAATTATATGATAAAATAGATAAGGGTTTAGACTTAAATTCTATGTCTAAATTTAGATGTATGATGTCAGAAATTAAAAATCCTTTTGATACTATCTATGATATTAAAAGTGATATTAATATTTGGACCTATGATAATATAGGAGGAGATGGTGTAGAATTTGAAAGAGGAAGTAAAGGATTAACTACAAAACAAATAGATAAAATTATAGAATTGTGATAGGAGGCGAATTAGATAGAAGATTAATTATTCAGGTTAAATCAGAAGTAATAGCTACTAATGGTCAAAGAACTAATACATGGTCAACTCATGCTACAGTATGGGGTGGATTTGTTCAAAAGGATGGAGCAGAAAGAACAACAGATAATAATAGGTCTACTAATAGAATGATAACTTTTAGAACTAGATGGAATAGCACAATAACAAATGAAATGAGGATTTTATTTGAAAGTGAATACTACAAAATAGAAGATATTAAAGAAATTAAAAGACATCAAGGTTTATTAATAGTAACAACTTTATTAAGTCAAACGTAATGGCTAGAGATGGATTAAGTATGAAATTAGAAGGTGGTGCTAATCTAGATAGGATATTAGCTAAAATGGCTATTACACACCAGTCTAAAACTACTACATTAGTATTTCAATCTCTTAATGCTGGAGCAAAAGAAGTTAAAAAACAAGCTCAAGTTTTAGCTCCAAAAGATAAAGGAACTTTAAAAAGTTCTTTAAAAAACAAAGCTAGTAGAAAGAATAAGAGAAGGGATATATTTATGGCTCTAGTTTTCTTTAAATTTAGTAGAGCAAAAGGAACTAATAAAGGTAGTGGAGGTTGGACTTCTATATTTACAGTTAGAGGTACAAAACATTTAAAACCTAACAACTTTATGTTAAAAGCTGTTAAGAGAGCAGAACCAGCAGCAAGAAGAAAGATAGGAGAACAATTAGCAAAAAAGATAGCAAAATTAAATCAAACAATAATAAACACTAGATTAAAATAAGATGGCAAAAGGTATAGGAGATGTAATATATAATTTACTTTCTAATGATGGTCCAGTATCAACTTTAGTAGATACTAATATTTTTCCTTTTTTAGCTATTGAAGATATTCCAGCTCCTTATATAGTTTTTGAAAGTGGAGGATTAGAGCCAACAGATACAAAAGATGGTGTTAGTTGTTTAGATAAAGAAGTATGGGATGTTTCAATGTATTCAGAAACACTAGCAGAAGTAGAAGATTTAGCTGATAAAGTTAGAACAGTTTTAGATAGATATTCAGGAACAGTAGAAACTTTAGTAATTCAATCAACTACTTTTCAAGGAGAAGATGGAGCTTATGATGATGAAGATAGGCTATATATTAAAGTACAATCATATTCATTTAGAATAATTAAATCATAAATTATGAAACTTAGAACAATAAAAAAATATAAACCTTTTAAAAAGGAAATAGCAGTTGGTAGAATTATAGAAGTTACTAATGAATTAGGGCAAAAACTAATTGAAAAAGGGATAGCTGAAAAGTTTGAACAATCAACTATAGAAATTAAATCAATTAAACCACCAAAAGAAGCAAAAAAAGTTGTAAATTTGGAGGACAATAATAATAATGATGAAAAGACTTCATCACACAAAAATAAATAAAAAATGGCTGATACAATATTTAACGGAACTACACTAGGAATTTACGTTGGTGGAACTTTAGTAGGAGGAGCAACTGGTTCCTCAATTTCAATGTCACATAGTTTAAGAGATGCAACTTCAAAAGATTCAGGAGGTTTTTCTGAAAGTTTAGAAGGATTAAGAGAATGGAGTGTTGAGGGTGAAGGATTTTTTGCTCAAGATGCTACTTATGGTTATGATGAATTATTTGCTTTATGGCAAAGTAGAGGAACAGTAACTTTAAGATTTAGTTCTGAAACTTCAGGAGATTATTACCATGAAGGAAGTGCAATAATTACAGAATTAAGTGCTGATGCTCCTGTAGAAGATTCAACTACTTTTAGTTTTTCTTTTCAAGGAACTGCTGCTTTAAATTATAAAGCGTTAACATAGACTTATGAAAATCGGATCAAAAGAATTTACACCTATTGTTAATAATAGAGTAATTTGGAACATTGAGGAGGCTTTTGGAGATAAACCAATAGCTAAAATCATGGTCCAAGTCGATACTTTTACTATGAAGCAATTAGGACTATTAATCTATCAAACAATTAAACATGAAATAGAGTTTGAAGAGTTTGCAGATTCAATAGAGATAACACAGTATGAAGAAGCAGCCGTTGAGGTTGGTGCAGCTTTACAAAAAGCGTTTGAAACTGGTTCAAAAAAAAAGTAAATTCTGAAGATGCTGATGAAGATGGATGGGATTGGTACAATGTACAGAAATTAGTATATGGAGCAAAGTTGTTAAAGCCTAGTGAATTTTGGGCGTTACAACCAAAAGACATAATAATTATGGTTGAGGGATTCAGGGAACAACAAGTCTATAAAGATAATGTTCATCTAGAATCCCTTAATTTGTTAAGGTACATAGGTTATACTAATTATGTTGCAATACCAACAAAGAAGAGTTTTAAAAAGAAAAGTTTAGAACAATACTATCCTTTAAGAAGTGATAAAAAAGAAAAGAAAGTTTATACTAATGAGTTTAGAGAGGACTTTTTTAATAAGAAACAACCGTATATAACAAACGGTAAACTGAGAGGCTATATCGATAGATATGGCAACTTAGAAACAATAAATTAATATGGGTAGTAGTGGTTCTATATGGGTAAGTTTAGGTTTAAAAACCGATAAATTTAGCAAAGGGATAAAGAAGTCTAGGAGCGAAGCTAAAGGTTTTAGTAAAGGCTTTAAAGATATTGCTAAACTAGCTGCTGGTGCTTTTGCTGTTACTGAAATAGTAGCATTTGGAAAAGAGGCTATAGAGTTAGCTGGAAAGATGGAAGGTGTTAAGGTTGCATTTGATAGACTTAATGATCCATCTCTATTATCTAATTTAAGAAAAGCAACAAAAGGAACTGTATCAGATTTAATACTGATGCAAAACGCTGTAAAAGCAAAGAATTTAGGACTACCAGTAAAAGAATTAGGAACTTTATTTGAATTTGCTAGAAGAAGAGCAAAAGAAACAGGAGAAAGTGTAGAGTTTTTAACAGAATCTATTGTTAATGGTATTGGTAGAAAATCACCTTTAATTTTAGATAACTTAGGTATATCAGCAACAGCATTAAGAGATGAATTTAAAAAGACTGGAGATTTTGGATTAGCAGCAGCAAACATCATATCAAGGGAAATGAAAAACATGAGCCCTGATATTGATACAGCAGCAGAAACAACAGCTAGACTAGCAGCTCAATTAGATAATGCTAAAGTAACTGCTGGAAAACTAGGGGTAGAAGGACTGCAAGCAATTACACCTTTTTTAGATGGTTTATTAACAGGAGTTAAAAATATAGACTTAATTTGGAAAGGAACATTTAAAGGATTAGGAGATTTTACAAATGATGAATTAAGTAGAACTTTAGATGGTGGATGGGCTACTGAAGCTGGTGTTAATATCTCTAAAATAACAGATGCTTTTAATAAAATTCCTTTAGAGAAAATGCAAGGGAATGTAGAAAAGTTAAAAAATACTTGGATAGAAGCATTAGGAGAAGATAGACAAGATGCTTTATTGTTATTTAATCAATATATTAGAGATAGAATAGATTTAGAAAAAAAGGCTGTAGGTAGTTCTCAAGAAGTAGTAAAACAATCTATAGAATTAACTGATAAACAAAAGAAAGAAGCAGAAGAGATAAGAAAGTTAAAAGAGGAGTATGGAGGACTAGAAAAAATTCAATCTAAATCTGCAATAGGTATGGATTTAGTCGGTAGAAGTACTGATGCAATTAATGCTAAAATAGCAACTTTAACAGAAGAACTAAATACACTAGATATTAATTCAGGTGCTTTTGCTACAATGGAAGCAAAGATAGCAGAGTTACAACTATCTTTAGACGGCAAACAATTACATATAGGAATACAGCCAAAACTAGAACCTATTCCTGAAGAGCAAATGGAAGCTCTAAGAATGCAAGAAGAACAGATGGCAACTGATGCTGCTCATATAGGAGGAGCTGTTAGTGGTGCTTTTAGTTCTATGGCTGATGGAATGGTAGAAAGTATGAATTTTGCTGATACTGCTAGTGGTCGTTTTACTAAATCTTTAGCAAGTACTGCTTTAAAATTAATAGCTACCAATTTAGCGACTGCAATGTCTAATGCAATAACAGGAGCTACAGCTTCAGGTAGTGCTACAGGACCAGCAGCAGCCGTAACTACTCCTTCATTTATTGCAACTGCTATAGCTGGTATTATTGGAGCGTTTGCATCTATTCCAGCTTTTGCATCAGGAACAACTAATTTTAGTGGTGGTACTGCTTTAGTCGGTGAATTAGGTCCTGAATTAGTAAATTTACCTAGAGGAAGTGATGTTATACCTAATAAAGATTTGAATTTTGGAGGTGGGGGTGCTTCTCTACCATCAACAATAGAATTAACTCTAAAACAAGGTGTAGTAGGTGCTATATTAAAAAGAGAAGGTAAAACAGCAAAATATACACAATAGAAAACACTTAAAAACTTTATAATTTGGCTTTTGGTTTAAAATATACTTCAACATTTCATCAAATAAAATCTTATTCAACTACTGGAGAATGGAAAGTTGATATTTATTTAGAGGGTTATGTTGGAGCATCTTCTTCTATTACATTAGAAAGAAACACTATTTCATTAAAGAGAGATGGTGAATATATGAGCAATATTCAATCAACTACTTTTAGTTTTGGAATTTATAATATAACAGAAGAACAATTCAAAGAGTTTTCTAGTGCTTCATGGGGTGATTATAAAGTAGTAGTTACTTATGATCCATCAGGAGTAAATCAAACTAAATTTATAGGTTATAATCAAACAGAAATTTACACAGAACCATTTGTTAATCCACCCTATCCAAGTATGTTGAATTTTACATGTGGATTAGCTCATTTAAAGTATGAAAGATGGGATAATAGTGGAACTTTATACACAGGACAAAAAAGTTTAATAGAGATATTAAGATTAGCAACAAATAAACTTCCAACAGGATTAAACTATAGAGAGTTTATTAATGTTTATGAAGATAATCAAAATGCTAATACAACTGATTCAATGCTAAATCAAACATATTTAGATGCTGAATTATTTAAGGTAATGTCTAAACCTGAAGGAGGAGCAATAGAAGAAGATGCTTTTATGGGTTATAGAGTTATAGAGGAGATTTTGAAAGTATTTGGAGCTACTATATATCAATGGGATGGTATATGGTGGATAGTTAGAAAACAAGAATACAAAGATACTACAATGTATTATAGGAATTTTAATGCAAATGTAGGAACAGAAAGTACTATAACAATAGCTTCGACTGGTAATTTAACAACTAATGAAAGAACAATAAATAATGCTAACACAGCATCAACAGATATTATATTCCCATCAGCAGAAGGTGAAAGAGAAGTTTATCCACCTTTAAACAGGGCGCAAGTAACTTATTCACAACAAAATTTAGACTTTCAAGATAATGATTTATTGAGAAATGGAGAGTTTGAAGAGATTGATTTTACAGCAACAGCAACAACTAATAACGGCTTTCCTTCATGGTGGACACCTTCGGCTGGGTTAGGAGCTACTAATTATTTTGGTATAGGTACTATTGCTGGTGGGGCATGGGGTGATACTAATACTTTTCAATTTAATCCATCTTCTTATAAAACAGCATCATCTTTAGATGCTACACAATACATTCAATATGAGAAATTCAATATCCCTGTAGCAACAGCCGATAAAATACAAATGACTTTTAGTTTTTATTTACAATCTTCAGCTCAAGATTTAAACACATCTTCAAATGCAATGAGTGATTGGAAGAACTTCATGGATAACTATGCTACTATTACTTTTGAAACTCAAATTAAATTAGGAACTTACTATTTAGTGGGAGATGCTATTAATGGTTATGTATGGGGTACTACTGCTGGATATGCTACTTTTGAAAGAAACGGCTTATCTAGTGGAGATTATTATGGTAATTGGATGGAGGGTGTTTTTACTTTTTCTGAATTAATGCCTACACTACCCGAAACAGGATTAAGAGATTTACAATTTAGAGTATATGAACCATATAATGATATATATTCTTATGGTCAAGCAACAGCCTCACATGATACTTTTGTTGATTATATTGCCGTATCAGGCTTTGAAATGATGTATTTGCCTAGTGGACTAGAACCAGTCGAAACTCAAATAATTTATGCTGATATTAATGAAGATGAAAATTATGAAGAAATAGATATAATTATTGGAGATTCTATTAATACTATTAGTCAAGGTGCTTTAAAACTATCTACAGGAATTAATACTGATAATTGGAACAGAAGAGGAGGAGGAGATAATACAACTATACAAGTATTATTAATTACTCAATTAAAACAAGATAGAGGAGGTTTTGGTGAGTTTTTAAATGGTAAATTAATAGGAGAGTTTGAAGGTCATAATACTTTTCAGATGACTGTAGGAGCTACTACTTCAGATTATGTTATGCTTAATTTTAACTATATGTTAGAGCTAAACGAATGGACCACTACACTATTTAAGTTGCAAACATTTAATCCTTCTATTACTTTAACCGATAGTGTAACTTATAATCCAGCACCAATACCTTTACTAGCAGATATTCCAGTTAGTAATAATCCAGCATCTAGAACTTCATCAAGTGCTGGTACTTTGTACGGTGGAAATACTCAAGTAAGTGCTTCTAATACTAATCTATTAAACTTTAATTAATGGCTGCTGTAAATCCTAAAATATTATATAATTTTAATGAAAATAGTTCTACAGCTATTAGAGATTATTCAGAAAATACAGAAGATGCTACTGGATCTAATTGTGTAGTTCAAGCATCAACAGATGTAGGAAAAGAATTAGTTTTTGATGGTGCTACTTCTAAACTAGAAAGAGCTACTATATCTTATTTATCTTCAGTTAGTGGTTTGACCATTACTTTTAGATTTAAACCAACAGGAAATACAGGAACAGACTATATATTTAATATTGCTGGGATTGTAGATTGCAGATGGGATGGAACAACTTTAAGTTCTAGATTATCAACAACAGTATCTTCTTATACAGTAACAAATAATGTAACAGCAATTTCGGTAGGTACTTATTATTTTATTACATTAAGATTAAATAGTTCTACTAAAAAGTGGCAAATGTTTGTTAATGAAGATCCTCAAACAAGTAAAACAACTTCAGGAAGTACACCAGCTTTATCTCCTGACTTAGATATTGGATGGGATGGAACAGGAAATTATTCTAATTTTGCATTAAATGAATTTAAACTATTTAATGAAACAGTATCTAATGAGGCTTTATTAGCTTTTTATGCTGAAAGTAATGGGATAGAAATGACTAGCACATTTGATAATGAGTTTGAACTTGGAGATATAATAGGAGCAAATATTAATGAATCTAATGTAGATTATGCTGTAATAACTTATGTAGATAGTTCAACAGTTTTTAGAATACAACCAATTACAACTACAATAACATCAAGTATGATATTTACTAGATGTGGTCATTTATGGGATACTACTAGACAATGGATGTATTTAACAGATGATACTCCTCAAACTTGTTTCTATGACGGTATATCTAAAAGTAGTGAAGTATTAACAGATGCTAAAAAATTATACTGTTTAACTAAAGATGGAAT